TCAACTTTCACTGGCAACAATCAAGAAATTATACATGGGAAGAACTAGCAGGTCAGTTATATGTTGTGCAATATGATGAACTTGATGACCTACTTGCAATACCTTATGGTAAATTCATCCTAAATAAATAAAAACCCTGTAAATGGCAACCACTGCTAATAGTCCTAGTTGGGTAAGAACCTATACAAAAGACGACGGAACAAAGTATCAAATCGCATATAGAGTAAACACAGTATGGGTAGAAGATGCTGATGGTAAACCAGTGTCCTCTTCTTTTACAACAAATATACAATGTGACCTAGTTGCAATCGATACAAATATAACAGGTGGTGGTGTAAATGCAACATGGTCTGATGCAGCAACAAGAAAAGCTGGTGCTAAAGGAGCATGGACAAGAAGATGGAGAGATGATACTCAACAAGAACAACTTGGTTATGCAATGCCAGATGCTGGTTGGGATGATTTAAACAGTAGAAAAAGTAATTTTGGTTCTCAAGTTAATAATAATGTAGCAAATTCTGTAGCAAGATATTTTAGAAGTATTGGATATGGTAAAGATGCTGGTCTTGGTACTCTAGAAGGTGCAATGAGAGCAGTATCAAGTAGTCAAGGTTCAAATAACCAAGGAAGTGCAACTGACTCTGCTACCATTGGTAATAGAGTTAACATAGAATCACTCGCAGATAGTGATGGTATTAGAGCAAGACCAAGAGAAAGATACCAATCAAGGTTTACTTATTATTATCCCGTAGCATTGGAAAGAAATTATGATCAAGACAAGTTACATATACAAGTCTTGGAACATATGCCGAAGGAAACAAAGGGTTATAAGATAGCTCCTCGTGGAAAAACAATGAGTGGTCAAACCAAGAATAGAAAAATTCTTGGTTCTGTTTACTTACCTGTTCCAGGTGGAGTTGCTGATTCAAATAATGTTAGTTGGGGTGAGGATAGCATGGATCCAGCATCACTCGCAATGGCTAATGCAGTGTTCAATGGTCTTGGTGAAAAGGATCAAGTTGCAGGATTAGCAGACAACATAGGAAATATTGCAGGAAATGTTGGTGCTGATGCTGAAGATGTAAAAAAAGGAATGCAAGGATTTCTTACAAAAGAAATAACAGGAAAAGCTAATATCCTAACAAGAAAGACTGGTCAGATTCTGAATCCTAATATGGAATTACTTTTTAATTCACCTCAACTAAGACCATTTTCATTTGCATATAAAATGAGTGCTAGAAGTAATGAAGAAAGTCATATGATTAAGAGGATAATTAGAATGTTTAAACAATCTATGGCACCAAAAGTATCTGAGAGTAATCTATTCTTAAGATCACCAAGCACATTTAGATTAAAATGGATGGTAGCTGGTAATAAAGAGCACAGTTTCCTACCAAAAATTAAAGAGTGTGCATTGACAGGATTTAATGTTAACTATACTCCTGATGGAAACTATGCAACCTATGAAAATACTTCAATGGTTGCATATGATATTCAATTTAACTTCAAGGAATTAGAACCAGTCTTCCACAATGACTATTCCGCACTTGATGATAATAAAGACGAATCAATAGGTTACTAAAATGGCTAATCCATACTTCCGCAACTTACCCAACTTCGAATATGTCAATCGTGATAAAGAAGGTAAATTTATTTCAAACTATACTGAAGTAAAAAACCTCTTCAAGAGAGGTAAACTTAGAGAAGATCTCTTTCAAGATCTAACTGTCTTTGAAAAATATAGTATTAAAGGTGATGATAGACCTGATAATGTTGCATATGAAATCTATGGAGATTCTACTTTAGATTGGGTTGTTTTATTGTCAAATAATGTTGTAAATATTAATAATGAATGGCCTTTAACTCAACAAGGATTTGAAAATTATATATTAGATAAGTATGACACCCTTGCAAAACTTGATGAAACTCATCACTATGAATCAAATGAAGTTAAAGATAGATCAGGTGTTATAGTTTTTCCAAAGGGAGTGCAAGTTTCTGCTGCACAAAGTGTAAGTTATTATGAACATTTAGACGATGAAGTAGTAACAGTTAATCCATTATCAAAAGCAGTTACTAATTATCAATATGAAGAGGATATAAACAATAAAAAAAGACGTATCTTCTTGATCAAACCAGTATATCTAAATATAGTCTTTGATGATTTAGAAGAAATGATGCAATATAAAGAGGGTTCCACCCAATATGTGAGTGAAACCCTAAAACGTGCTGATGATATTCGACTATTTGAATAGTAAGTTAATCCATGCTGCAATAACTAAAAGAGTTAAGCAGATTTGATTATACTTCAACTTTCTGCCAACTTCTGGAAGTAAGATAGAGCATCATCTTCATCAGAATCTCCTTTCTTAGGTGCTGGTGATGTAGATACTGCTTGTGTTACTGTCTTTGCAGCAACCTCATAAGATCCACGACCTTCACTCTCACCCTCTAACTCCTCATCAACACGACGTTGAACAGGTTTTTTACCTAGAACATACTTAAGACGCTTCTCAAGATCTTCATAAGTCTTGAACTGGTCTGGAGCAGTAACAGCAGTAAGAGAATATTGCTTCTTCCATAATGCTTCTAGTGCATCATCGTCATCAAGAAGTGGTGAAACTGAATCGAACTCTGACTTATCATAGTTCCAGAAACCATCCTTCTTAACAATCTTCAACTTGAAGTTTGCACCTTGCCAGAAGTCAAAAGGATTGATTGGTGTTTCATCCTCAAACTCAGGCTGCATTGATTCCATAACCTTATCAAAGATCTTCTTACCAAACTTGAATAAGAATACTTTACCCTCATTCTGAGGATTAACCTGATCTCTTACAACATATATGTTGCTGTAATATGATAACTTACGTTTCTGCTTACGAACCGTATCTTTATCTGCTTCGTTGCCACTGTTCCATAATTCTCTATTATAATCAGAGACTGGATCTTTACCACCATTAGTGGTTAGTGAGTTCTCAATATACCATCCACCTGGCCCTTGAAAGGCATGTGAATATAGTTTTGCCCAAGGGATTTCTTCTCCATCAGGTGCAGGTAGGAATCTAATTACGGCATAACCGTTTCCTGTTTTATCTAGTTCTGGTTTCCAAAGGCGGTCATCTCCACCTCCACCAGTATTATTAACTTTTTCTACTTCTTTGACTAACTTGGCAGTCAGTGAACCTAAGTTCGACTGCTTCTTTAGACTTGCGAAAGACATTCGGATTTCCTCGGATTAAATTGGATTTGGCTTGTGGTACTCTGTTATCTTAGTATTAATTTTGAGAGATGTCAAGTTGTTGTTTCATCATGTTTATCATCTCACTCATCTGATTAAAAAATACATTCATATCAATATTTTTTGGAAGACCCATCATCACAGCAGACGAAAGAATTTGTTCTTTCATTTCTTTTGCATCAGGATCATCTGATAAACTCAAACGTGCATACATAATTTTTTGTTTTTCAATAAGTTTTTCCAAAAGTTCTATATGATGTTTTTTATCAGCATCATTCATATAATAAAACTTCATTACATTAGAATAGACCTCTTCCTGAAGCTCTTGAACTTCAGTCATCTCTGCTCTAACTATATCGGAATCAAAGAAACTCATGGATTAAGTGTCATGGATAACAACCTCCTTCAAGATTTTTTTATAACGGAATACATCTATATTTAGGAAAGGTGAGTATTTTTTCACCCTCCTACTGACGGTTTCCCACACGGGATCTTTTAACTTTTTATCAAAGTTTTTTCCGTATCCCAGTATTCTATCATATATTACCATACTTTCAATACTTAGACTACCCCCTAAAAATTTCTTTAATACAATTGGATGACCTTTACTACAATCAAATACATCATCAACCCTATTATTCGTAAACAAACTCTCTGATTCTTCTTTAAAAATATAAGAAAGTGACTGAACTTTTTTCTTCCATTCAGTATATCTACCCTCACCTTCTTTAATCATCTCTCCAATCCACATTGTTTCTGGATTACTAGAGTATATGAAATTAGATACAAAAAATTCTTCTATTTCTTTATCATTCTTCTGTCTTGCAAACTTCTCAAACCAAAACCTATCTTTTCTCTTATAGAAGGCTTGATGTGTTGCCCTAACCTTACCATGATACTTTAAATAATCATACTTATCTTTAGTGAAGTGATTCTTCATCGCAAGATAGCATTTATAGGCATCAAAGGGCATCATAAAAAAAGTAATAAGGCGATTTTTTTGGCGGGGCTTTTTTCGCCCTTTTTTGAATTAAAAAACCAATTTCGCACGGCTAGTGCGTTTCAAAAAGTTTAACTCTTGTGCTTCATACTTAATCTTTTCTTTAAGAGGCTTGGATATAAGTTTAGGAACTGATTCCAAATCGATAGCATTGTTTTCACAAAAGGAAACTATTGCATCAATGTAATTCATACTATCATTAGTCTGAACCATACCCTCAATTTCTTGGGCAAATCGTGCAGGACAAAAGAACTTGTCTTTTAATGCCTTTTCAAGTTCATTCTCCATTATCGCTCCTAGTATTGTGAGATACAAATTCTTTAATATAACGAACCAATAGCTTAATATAATCCCCTTTGTTTCTTTTGTCAAATATTTTTACATCACCACCAGGTGTTACCATGATAGTAATTAATTTTTTGACAGGGATCTCAGTTAGTTCGTAGTAAGCAGCAGCATAAAACATTTCCTGAACAAAGTAGTTTTCAAGCCACTTTTCAGGTTTAATCTTTTCAGAGGTTTTAAAATCTATAACTGCTAATTCACCCTCATACTCCGCTATACAATCAACTCTACCTGCAAGACCATAATACTCAGAGTAAAGGGTTCTTTCTATAGCGTGTATATTATTTATCTTATCCAGATATGGTGTTGCATGATGCATCATGAACTTAGTTGCTGGCCTATACTCTTCCCAAAGCAACTCTCTATTCTCTAAGTATGCTTGTGCTGCTTCATGAAAATCAGTTCCACGAGCAGTTGCTTTCTTAGTAATTCGATTAGCTTCTTCTAGACCAACTCGCTTTCTCCAATTAATAAAGATCTGACGATTATAAAAAGAAGTTACAGATGTAATAGAAGGAACCCATCTACCATCTGGAAGATTGTATAACCTTATTCCATTAGTTTCTTTCTTGTTTAATTCAAGATCACCTAAGTGATTAACATGTTCAAATTTCATTTAAATCCTTTAAGATTAGTAGGTTTCTTTTTTTTAAATAAAAAACTTACAGGGCATTTACTTACATTTTCTGTTCTAGCAAATAACTTTCCTTTCCAGTTTTTATCTTTCCAACCAGTTACTTGTTTCTTTGCATATACCTCCTTAATTTTAGCAATCATCTTAGGACTTTTTTCTTCCTTAATCATGACTCCATCATCCAGATTATCTGTTGGATAGAAACGTATCTTACAGACAGGATCACCTTTCTTAATAATAACTGGTTTAGTTTCATCAACTACTGTCATAGCAAGACTAGATGCTCTTGACCAATTAGATAAATTAAACCAACCACCAACAGCAATAAAATTATTACTATAAGAAGTCATTGGATGAGCATCAAATTCAAACCAAACATTATCCTCCTCTGTATAG